GTACCGCAGCAAGGATACTGGTGAGCTTCACATGCTCGCGGACTGGGTGTTCCTGCAGCCAATCGAAGAGGAGGAGCCAGAGGAGAGCGAGATTATTGTCGTTGACCTCAAGCCCAAGACTCACCTCAAAGCAAAAGTTTTCTGCTGCCCCAAGGACATGATTACTCAAGGCGTCAAGCCGGGAGACATCGTAGGGTTTAAGAAGAACAGAGACTATGAGATGCGATTGGAGGACGACACTACTGTCTTCCGTATGCGCTCAGAAGAAATGATGTATGTCGAGGAGTCCTAAGTTCGAGACCATCGAAGCTTCTCGCAGGCTGATGGATAGCATGGCAGTCGCAATCAACAACATGATTGAAGAGGTTAAGCGTCCTGTAGACCCGGAGGCTGGCGGTGCTGCACGCAAGGCTGAGCTGCAGTCTATCAAGCAGACCGCTACAGATTGCAAAGAGCTGTTAATCGAAAGGCAGCGGCTGGAGCAGATGGTCAAAGACCTGAGCGAGAACGGCAGCATCGACGAGGATAAGGACTACTCAGGCGGCTTTGCAGAAAGATTCAGTAAGTGACGGGGCTGGTAGACATAGAGAAGTACGACGAACCAGTCGTATCCATTTGCCCGCGCGGCACTCTCGGGGACGTCATTGACATCTCCGGTCTACCTATCTGTTTGCCTAAGCAGCCACGAAAGAAAGACATTGCAGGGTACGACCTACCCGCTCACCTACAGACTTGGGCTAGGACAGAGATGCCTAGTGAGCTTGCTCGCATCAAGTCTATGGACGAGTGGTACGAAATGCCCAAGGAGTTTCGCCAAAGGTTCTCTCCCTTTATCGAGGAGGAGTTCCGCAGGCGCAGAGAAGGGTACTGGTTCTACAACAACGGAGAACCTACCTACATCACTGGGCGTCACTACATGATGCTTCAGTGGAGCAAGATAGATATTGGCTATCCTAGTTTCCTAGACTTCCAACGGAAGCTCTTCGTCCATCAGGCCGCGTGTGAGGCTGACCCCAGATGCCTTGGTCAACTGTATACCAAGTGTCGTCGCTCAGGGTACACCAACATGTCCGCCTGCGTTCTTGTAGACGAAGCCACACAGGTCAAGGACAAACTTTTGGGTATCCAGTCGAAGACGGGTAAGGACGCGCAGGAGAACGTCTTCATGAAGAAGGTCGTTGCTATCTTCAAGTCCTACCCGTTCTTCTTTAAGCCTATCCAAGACGGTACTACCAACCCGCGTATGGAGTTGGCGTTCAGAGAACCGTCCAAAAGGATTACCAAGAACAACAAGACCTCTGTCAAAGGGGATGCCCTGAACACAATCATCAACTGGAAGAATACCACGAACAATGCCTACGATGGCGAGAAATTACATATCTTGTATCTCGATGAGGCAGGCAAGTGGGAGAAACCAACAGACATCAGAGAAGCATGGAGGATACAACGGACTTGCTTGATTGTGGGACGCCGTGTTATCGGGAAGGCGCTTGTGGGCAGCACCGTCAACCCGATGGACAAAGGTGGTCAAGAATACAAAGAGCTTTGGAAAGATTCAGACCCACAAGAACGCAACAAAAACGGAAGGACAACCTCAGGATTGTACAAAATCTTCATTCCGGCTTACGAAGCCTTAGAGGGCTTCTTCGACAAGTACGGCAAGCCAATCATCGAGACTCCGGAGCAGGAGGTGGAGACGCTGGACGGGGAAACCGTAGAGATAGGCGCAAGGGAGTTTCTAAAAAACGAAAGGGACGCTCTAAAGCATGACGCCCGGGAGATGAACGAAATTGTTCGTCAGTTCCCCTTTACTACAGACGAGGCGTTCCGCGATAGCGTCGAGGGCTCTCTGTTCAACATCGGAAAGATTTACGAGCAGATTGACCACAACGAAAACATGTATCCAGACCCTGTGGTCCGTGGCAACTTCACATGGAAGGGAGGCGTCAGGGACACGGAGGTTGTGTTTGTTCCTACCTCAGAGGGCAGATGGTTCGTGTCTTGGATGCCGCCACTCGACCTCAGGAATCAAAAGGTAACTGAAAGGGGGAAGCTTGTAGCCCCCAACAAACTGATTGGCTGTGGTGGTGTTGACTCTTATGACATCGACGCTACTACAGACGGGAGGGGTTCAAAGGGAGCGTGTCACATCTACAACAAGTTTAACATGCGGGCCCCCTCTAACATGTTTGTTGCAGAGTACTGCTCCCGCCCTCCTATGGCAAAAATCTTCTACGAGGATGTGCTGATGGCAGCCTACTTCTTTGGCTACCCACTCCTCGTGGAGAACAACAAGTACGGTATCGTAAGATACTTTGAGTCAAGAGGTTACGACGGCTACCTACTGGATAGACCACAGCATCTCACCACGGCGGGGTCTGTTGCAACCAAGACCAAGGGTATCCCGTCTAACTCACAGGATGTCATCCACACACATGCACAAGCGATTGAGGACTACATACACAACCACGTGGGAATCAATGAGAAGGGAGAGGTTGGCAGGATGTATTTTAACCGCACTCTCGAGGATTGGATTGGCTACAGAATTGACAACAGAACTAAGTTTGACTTGACAATTAGTGCGGGGCTTGCGTTGCTTGCTGCACAGACTGTCGTACAGAAGAAAAAAGCGGCTGACTTTACAGGCAAGAAGTTCTTCCGCAAATACACCTACACACCGGGCGGGCTCTCAAAACCCTCTAAGTGATTTTGTTTATATTTGCACATTGCCTGTAATACAGTAAGTAATGAAGGGTCACAAGCCAAAGTCGTATTCCCAGTTCCCAGACCCTATGGCGCCAGCGAGCGTCAAGGCAAGTGAGGACTATGGAATCGCTTATGCTAAATCTATCGAGGCACAATGGGGAGGCCTCGACGATTTTTCTCACGGGTTCGGAAAGCGACTCGTCGAGTTCAATCGAAACAGAGATTACGCTAACGGTACGCAAGATACATCAATCTACAAACAAATCCTAAACAGCATGGACACCCAAGCGGGTGACGGAACGCTGCTTAACCTTGATTGGTCACCAGTTCCAATCGTTCCTAAGTTTGTTCGGATTGTAGTAAACAAGATTCTTTCTCGCAAGTTCCGCCCCAACGTGGAGGCGATTGACCCCATGTCAAAGGACGAGAAGGAGAAGAAAAAGATTCTAGCCAAGTTTGCTATTGAAGAAAGAGAGGTCATTGAGGAAGCCAAGTCGCTTGGCCTCAACACAGCTGCTGTGCCAGAAGGACTCCCCGACAACAGCGAAGAGGCTGAGATTTACTTGGCTGATAGTATCAAGACTAGTGCTGAGGTGGCTGCTCAACTTGCTACTAAACTTACTCTTGATTGGAATGACTTTGATGACGTCGTATTCCGTAGAGCTGTGGAGGACCTTGTGGTCAATGGCATGGCTGTGGTTAAGAGGAGCAACGACCCGACTTACGGAATCAAGACGGAGTATGTAGACCCCGCTCAGTTCATCCACTCCAGCACGGAGGACCCCAACTTCTCTGACATCGTATACGCCGGGCATGTCAAGCGCATGTCCATCCAAGAGCTCAAGAGAGTTGCTGGGACTGACATCCCGGAGGAGGAGTACAAGAAGATTGCGAAGGCGGTGATGAATCGCACCTACAACAACGCGGCTCAGTTCAACCAAACTGTCTACGACAGAACTCGCGGCACTCACGTCTACGGCTACGACGAATACTTGGTCGACGTCTTGGACTTTGAGTTCCTCGGTGTCGATGATATGATTTACGAGGAGAAGACCTCGCAGTTCGGCAACATTGGTTTCTACTACAAGGGAGAAAGCTACAAGCTGCCCAACGACTCTGTCTACGACAGGAAGATTCACACCATGCCAAACATGTGTGTGTACGGAGGTTCCTACGTCATCGGTAGCGGCCTGTTGTTCGGGTACGGCATGAAGAGGGACATCCCCAAGAACATGCACGACCTGACTCGCGCTCGTCTTTCGTACAGCGTAGTCGCCACAAACTTCCGTCGTCAGATGCCCAAGTCTATGGTGTCATCTGTCATCGGCTTTGCTGACCAGCTCCAGCTTACCCACCTCAAGATTCAACAAGCCATCGCCAAGGCCAAGCCTGACGGATTGATTGTAGACATCGAAGGTTTGGAGAATGTGCAGCTTGGTGCAGGAGGAGAGCTTCAACCGCTCGACATCCAAGACATCTACGAGCAGACTGGTGTCTTCTACTACAGAAGCAAGAACCCAGAGGGTGGATTCCAAAACCCACCTGTTCGTCCTCTTGACAACACCATCCGAAACATCAACGAGCTGATTGGTTTGTACAACCACTACCTCCGTATGATTCGTGACGTCACGGGTGTTAACGAGGTTCTTGATGGTAGCTCACCAAAGTCTGACGCTCTTGTCGGCGTTCGCCAGCAGCAACTCGCTGCAGGGAACAACGCTATCAACGACATCACCAACGGAGCATCTGTCTTGTACAAGAGAGTGTGCGATGACGTAGTGAAGTGCTTGCAGGTTCTGCCTCCTGACTCAATCATCTACGAGGCGTACGAAAGAGCTATTGGAACTACCAGCATGGAAGTACTTTCTTCGTTTGCTTCTCTGCCACTTCACAACTACGGTGTGATTGTGGAACGAGAGATGTCAGACGAAGCCAAACTGTTACTCGAACAAAACATCCAGCAGTCACTTGCACAAAGAGAGATTGACCTTGAGGACGCTATGGCAATCCGCCGTCTCAAAGATTTGGACCAAGCGGAAAGACTCCTCATCATCAGGCGCAAGCGTAGAATCGCCGCGTTGCAGCAGCAACAGCAGCAACAAATGCAGATGCAAGCGCAGGTGAACATGCAGTCTCAGCAGGCCGCTGCTCAGCTCCGCATGCAAGAAGTCCAGATGAAGGGGCAGATTGACATGCAGAAGATTCAGGCTCAGGGTCAAGTCGAGCTTCAGATTCTTCAGGCCCGTCAGCAAATGGAGGGTCAGGTCCAGATGGCTAAGATGCAGATGAATGCACAAACTCAGGCAGCTGACAAGCAGTTCCGCATGGAGCTTGAGAAGAGCAAGGATGACAGAAAGGACTCTCGCGTTGACAAGCAGGCTGTGGCTCAGTCCAAGCTTATCTCTCAGCGCAAGGGCACGCGCCCTGAGCTTGAAGACCAAGACAGCAGAGACATCATCCAAGAACTGATGAGACGATGAGCAAGGAGGCAATGAGAGCGCGAATCAAGCGCATGCTCAAGAAGCACGGACTCAGCGGTGTAAACAAACCCAAGAAGACTCCAAGTCACCCGAAGAAATCCCACATGGTATTGGCCAAGGAGGGAGACAAGATTAAGCTTATCCGCTTCGGAGAACAGGGCGCTAAGACTGCTGGTAAACCAAAAGCAGGAGAGTCTGACAAGATGAAGAAGAAGCGAGCGAGCTTCAAGTCAAGACACTCAAGAAACATCAAGAAGGGCAAGATGAGTGCCGCCTACTGGGCCAACAAAGTCAAGTGGTAATGTTTCATATATTTGCATCAAAGAATAACTAATGGCAACAGTAACCGCACAAATCAATTTGACCAGCACAGACTTGCTGTCTGATGAACTGTCTGTCAGTGTTTCTACAGATGTCACTGCAGCCAACACTACAGGCTTGGCTCGCCGCCCTGTGACGGCCACAAGTGTAGGAGGCAGCGCAACGCTATTGTTTGAAGCATCAGACTTCAGCGCACCAGCGTACTTGTATGTCAAGAACACAGATAGCACTGCAACAGACTACATCTTTGTGTACGACGGAACCACAAGTGGCAACCCTGTCATCTTAAAACTGGCTGGTGGTGACTGGGCATTCCTGCCGCTCAACGCAGGAATCCAGCTCAAAGCATACGCTACAACTAACCCAACACTCGTTGAGTTCATGGTAATCGGAACTGACGCCTAATAGATAAGACATGGGATTTCAAAGACACGATGTAAGAAACGGCGCTAAGAATCTCGGAAGAGATGTGCTGACAAACCGCATGCTCACGGGCGGGACGCAAACAGTAATCTTGCGTGGCAACACTGACGGAGAAAAGGACTTTGAGGCCGGGATGGTTTTGAAGAATGAAACCGTTGCTATGATTCCAGACGATACGAGAGGCTGGGTTTACGACAGCTCCAACGACTACTACAAAGTTAAGATTGGAACGACCAACGTCTCTCCATTGAAAATTGTCAACATGTACGGAGAGGAGGCCACGTACTCCGCTAACTGTCTGTTGAAGGGGACTAAAGTGCTGGTTGACTCTGCGGAGTTTCCTCAGTACAATGGCAGCTACACTCTTGTTCAAGCCGCTATTGAGAACACCAATGACTGCGTGCTTTACCTTTCTGCAGACGCCCCCGGCAACCTGTTTGGTGATGCCGACCTCGGTGCAGAGCTCGCGGACAGGGTTCACCGAACCAATGACCTCAACAAGATTTTCGTAACCGTCTTGCCATTTGCTCCTGCTTTCTGCGTGGAGATGCTTGGCGTTGACGGTGTCGACGCGGGTACAGATGACGCTCGCACCACCCCAGCTACGTTCAGAATGAACAATGTGGCGGGCACGGCAGAGCAGCCAATCGACTACCCAGACGGTCAGGTGGTGTACGGTGAGATTACTCACTTTACACCCCAAGCCGCCAACACGCACTACGCCATCCTTTACTGCCAAGACAAGCCTAGCTTGGAGTTCTCACCATACAACCAAAACGTGAGATTCACTGCAAGCAACAAGAAGTCTGCAGGTTCAGGACGGCACTCGTAATTAACATTCACCAAATTCAATTAAATGGCTAAGCACGAATTAGAAGTTGCAGCTGAAGCATCGGGAGTGAAACTTAGTGACACCCCCGACTTCTTGAACACACCTCAGGAAGCTCCCGCGCCCTCGCCGGAGCCTGAACCCTCGGAACCACAGGCTACACAACCCGTAGTGGAAGAAGCTCCCGAGCCCGTGCAGGAGACTCCTGAGCCCGCTCCACAACCGGAGCCCGAACCTCAAGAGGTTGTCTTCAGACAAGAATACACGGAGCCACAAGCTCCGACACAAGAACCTGTGCAACCGCAGGCAATCGACGAAGATGCCATTGCACTTCAGAAACTCAGCGAAAGGCTGAACATGAAGTTCGATAGCTTCGACGACGTGAGCCAGCAGTTTAACAGGAAGGCTGACATCGACCCTAGTGTCGCAGCTATTAACGAGTTCGTCACCGAGACGGGTCGTTCCGTTGATGATTGGTATAAGTACCAGTCCTTGAACACTTCCGAAATGGATGATAGCAGGGCTGTGCGTATGCAGATGCAGATGGAACACCCCAACCTGACGTCCGAAGAGGTTGATACGCTTATGAACAATAAGTACAAGCTCGACACGGACAGGTACACCGATGAGGAAATCGCTACATCAGCTGTGGAACTGAAGGTGGCAGCCGACAAGGCTCGTCAATCTATCGAGGAGATTCGTGAAGCGTTCGCTACGCCGGACCCCAATCGAACCGCCGAAGATGAATTTATGAGCCCCATTGACGACCAGTGGGTCGCAAACATGTCCCGGGAGGTTGACAATCTGGACGGCATTTCATTTGATTTGCCCACGGGTAAGACATTTACCTACGGCCTAGCCGACCAGTACAAGTCAGCATTGAAGGACAAGAATGCGAACCTCGAATCGTTTTTTGATTCCTACGTCTCTGACGATGGCAAGTGGGACTACGACCTTCTTAACTCTCATCGAGCAGTAATGGACAACATCGACAACATTGTCAACGCAGTGTACCGACAGGGTATGAGCGATGGGCAGCGTCGTGTGGTCCACCAAGCCTCTAACGTCGCCCCTGTGACTCCACAGTCTCAGCAGGTAGACACCTCGGCTGAAGCTCAGAGAAGCAAGATTATCGACCAGCTCGCAGCTGCCATGGGAGGGGACAAGGGAATGACTTTCAAGTTTTAACTCTCTCTAACAGAAAACAATTATGGCTATTACTGCGCCAAATGTTCACGGTCAGCTTGGAGGAAGTACTGGCGGTGGTGCCTCAGCTATTGGCTTGGCAACCCCCGAGAAGTACGCTTCTCTCGGTGACTTTATGAACACAATCAACGCCCTTGATGTCCGCCCCGAGCTCATCAAAACTTACGGTAATCAGGGCATTACCGGATTCTTGCGTATGACCGGAGCTGTCAAGGCTGCTGGCTCTGCCGAAAAAATCACTTACTACGAGGAGGCTCGTTTGCACCAAAAGGTTCGCGCCTTGGCAAAGAACGATTCAAGTGGTGACGCTGCAGCGGACACCGCCAACCAAACGTTGGTGTTTGTGGCTGACGCTAACGCTGCTATTGACGCTGACAACCTTACTGATGTAAGACAAAACACCCCAATGAAGGGTGACATCTTGCTCATCAACGGCAAGGACCGTCTCGTCGTGACTGCCACGAGCGCTGCCAACTCTGGCACAGAGTTTACGTGTGCTTACATGAATCAGCCAACCGTTGCTGTTACTCGAAACAATGTGTTCGAGATGCCAGTGATTGGTAACATCTTCGAGGAAGGCAGCGAGCAGCCTGACCGCTTCGTTGAGTCTAACGTGGTTCGCTACCAGAAGCCTTACGCCATCATCAAGGGTAACTTTGAGGTGACAGGTTCACAGGCCACCAACATCGGCTACATCGACGTCGGAGGTGGTGACTACCGTTGGTACATCAAGGGCGAGATGGATGCCCGTCAGCGTTTCTTGGACAAGCGTGAGATGACTCTCTTGTTCGGTCAAGAAGTGGCAAACCAAACCAACTTGACAATGAGCGGTAACGAAGGTTACATCACTGCTCTCGAAGACCGTGGCTTGGTTACCTCTAACTTCATCGGAAGCGACGGCGGATTCACTGACTTGGACGACCTCATCACTGAGTTCGACAAGCAGGGCTCTGCTCCTGAGTACGCCATCTACGCCAACACCAAGCAGAACTTGCTCCTCGACGACATGGTCGCTCAGGGTGGTGGTTCTTCTAAGGCTGGCATCGCTGGTGTTACTGCCTCTTACGGTGCGTTCCAGAACTCACCTGACATGGCCGTACAGCTCGGATTCTCTTCATTCTCTCGCGGTGGATACACGTTCCACAAGCACAGCTGGAAGTTGTTGAACGACCCAACTCTCTTGGGCGCTGACAGCGCCATCCAACAGAAGCTCGTTGCTGGTGTAATGTGCCCATTGGCTACAGTGACTGACCCAACTACGGGTGACCGCTCTCCTGCTTTGGAGTTGAACTACAAGGCTGCAGGTGGATACTCTCGTGAGTTGGAGCACTGGGTGACTGGCTCTATCCTCGGATTCCGTAACACGACTGAGGACACGGCTAAGTTCAACTACCGTTCTGAGTGTGCATTGGTTACTCGCGCTGCTAATCAACACGTCTTGATTAAGGCCTAATCGTTAACCTCTAAACACTAAGAAACTATGATTATCGTAAAGACCGCCTCTAACGCAGGGGCAATCTTCAATCCAGTTGCATTCGAGTCAATGAATGTTGCTGCGGAAACGGTGACTGCAAACTTTGCTACAGTTGACTCAGGAGACACGCCTACGCGCGACGCCTTGATTGTGAGCTGCACTGCAGGTAAGGAGCACGCTGTTGCTAACGACCTGTTGCAACTCATCAAGAGCGAGCGCACGGTTACCCTCGACGATGTAAACGACGACTTTGAAGGCATCTCTGATGTCGTAAGCTTGAGCGTTACGTTGAACGGAACTCCTGTGAACAGAACCTTTAGTGTAATCACACCTGCTGACGGGGCTACAATCTCTACTGCAGACTCAGGTGCTATGGTCATTCTCGGCACTGCCATTGACGTTAAGTTGCCTGCTCCACAGCTCGGCTTGGAGTACACTTTCGTTAACGGTGACGCGACCATTGCTACTGCAGCTACTGTGATTGCCACATCAGACGGAAGCACTGAGAAGGATTTGTTCTTCGGACACTTCGAGGTCGCTAACGCAAATGTACCTGTTGCAAACGTAGGTAAGGTTACATTCTCAACCGACTCTGTTGAGGGTGACTTCTTCACTTGCAGATGTGTGGGTACTAGCACAACTGACAACGACCCAGTTTGGCACGTATTCGGCTTGGCCGATGCCACAGGTGCGTTGGCTGGTAGCTAATTAACCTATGGTAAGGGGAGGGGGAAAGGCCTCCTCCCACTTACTACTCGTTTGACTTTAATTTCTTTTAATCATGTCTACAGAAACTATCCAGCGGAAACCCGCTAAGAAGTCCGCGCCCAAGGCTGCGGCAAAGCCTGTCGTTGAGGAACAGGCAACAGAAATCCCTCAAGCTCCCGCTGCTAAGAAGCCGGAAATCAAAAGAAACCTCAAGGACAAAAGCAAGGAGACGCAGTTTTACGCCTCTATCATGGGGGGTATTTACTTCAAGCTTGCCAACAGCAACATCAATGTCTTCGACGAAGAGTCTGGACAGGTTCGTCAAATTAGATACTGCGCCAGCGAGCCATCTATCTATGTCGACGAGCAGTCTCCTGCTGCTACAAGAACGCAGGTAATCTTCCGCAACAACGGATTGGCTGTGCCTTACACCAAGCCCAACCTGCGTGAGTTCCTCGAAGCTCACCCTGAGAACAGGGCCAACGGCGGCAGCTCCTTCCACCTCATTGACACGGAGACAAAGATTCAGGAGTCTGTTGATATGGACTTCTTGGTTACCGATGCCATCCAGATGATTAAGACTCGCAGCATTACGGACTTGCTGCCTGTAGCTATCGCACTGAATATCAATACAGACCAAGACAACTTGGCCATCAAGCGAGAGCTTGTGTTGGCTGCCAAGCGCAAGCCACAAGAGTTCATCGACCTCTTTGACAACCCAGTCGTTCAGACTCGCGTCACTGTGATGCAGGCCTTTGACTTTCAGATTGTCAGATTCAAGGGCGGTGCTGTAACGTGGTTTGACAGCGGTGCAATCGTAGTCGGCGTGCCCGTTGGGCAGAACGAAGTGGATGTACTCACTCGATTCTGCATGACCGACAAGGGCGCTACCGTCCTGTCCGAAATCGAACGGCAACTCTCGGAGATTGCCTAACCTATAACCCTAGCGGAAAGGGGCTGCCTTCGGGCGGCCCTTTTTTGTTTATATTTGCTGATAGTAATTACAACACCATGGCGAGCGTACGAGAGGTCTATACAACGCTTCAGGGACTAGCAAACAAGGACGAGAGAGGGTTCGTCACCCCTGCAGTATTCAACCAGTTTGCAGCTGTCGCACAGCAGAAGGTATTCAACAATATCTTCTTGGAGCTGGAGCGGGCTCAGGCTCAGCGCCTGCGTCTCCTAGACCCCGGGCTATCCGAGTCGCGTATCCGTGGACTCAAGCAGGACTTGGGGAGGTTTGTCACTAGGGTGCAGCTTGACGAAGCACCGGACACTACATACCCAAGGCTCAAGACATCCTTGAATCTGCCGACCAACTTCAACAGAGTCATCGAGGTAAACTACGAGCCAGCTGCTGCGAGCATCACATCTCCGGCTGCAAGCGCGTCTGTCAATGCCTCAACCAATGCGGAGGTGATTCCTGTGGAGGTCATCGAGGATGCAAACAAGCTTCAGGCAATCCTGTCAAGCACGCTGTCTAGACCAACCAAGGACTTTCCTGCGTGCTACATCACAGGGCTTACGCTCGAGCTGTACCCTCATGACTTGGTTCTAAACAAGGACACGTCGTCCGCTGGAACAGCAGACCAAATCGGAGTTGACTTTGTGTACTACAAGAACCCAGCCTCTCTCACTACTGCAGGTGCGCTCGACGCTTCGATGCCCAAGATTGGTTTTACTCTTACCAACAACAAAGAGGTATACAACGCTTCGACCAGCAGAGACTTTGAGCTGCCTGACCACTACGTCATGGACTTGGTGATTGAGATGGCAAAGCTGATTGGTGTCAACCTCAAGGACAAAGAGGTGTACCAGCACGGAGCCCAAGAGGATGTTAAAGAACAAAGAGTGTAACAGATGGCACACAACCTAGTAGGACTATCCGACATCATCAACGACTTCATCATCTCTTTGGAGGGTGATGACTACGCTATCAATGTCACTCGCCCCATGCTCCGCTCAGTAGCGCTGCGCGGCTTGCGTGAGTTCGGCTTTGACCTTTCGGGCAAGGTGCGCTCTTTGAAGCTGTCCCCTGAATCCAACGGAACCTATCAGTTGCCCGATGACTTTGCAAGCATCGCTCGGGTCGGCTTGGCTGGCTCAGACGGGATGGTGTACCCACTTGCGCACAACACAAACCTCAACATGTCGCAGGCCTACACGAACGTAACCGACCCTGTGGACAGTGATGGTGATGGTTTTTTTGATAGGGTAGACGATACAACGGGAAGCGGTGGAGGTATCCTCGGTGAAGAGGAGGCGCTCATCTTTAACAACTACGCCTACAACCAAGCCACGGGTAGAACCTACGGCATGGGTGGTGGCATCTACGCAGGCGAGTACAGGCTCAACAGAGACCAAAACAGAATCGAGACTGACTCTGGAACTACTGGTGTGATTGTTGTAGAGTACGTGGCAGACGAAGCTCGGGCCAAGAACCCGCAGGTTCCTGTCGAAGCCGAAGAAGCTCTGCGCTCTTACATGTACTACAAAATCATCGAGCGCAAGAGAAGTGTACCTAACGTAGAGAAGTCTCGCGCTAGGCAGGAATACTACAACGAAAGACGCAAGGCCAACGCCCGCCTCAAGACATTCAACAAGGATGAGGCAATGCGCGTGATTCGCAAGAACTTTAAGCAAGCGCCTAAGTACTGATGGCTATTGACAAACTGATACCTCGGCATCTGAACTTGGATGACGACGAACGCTTGGTGCAGTCCATGCAGATGACGAATGCAGAAAATGTGTTCATCTCTGGAGACCAAGAAAACGATGCGGGTGTTGTAAAGCAGGCTGATGGGAACAGCGAGGTCACCCCGAAAACCGTTGCCGATACAATCCCTGCGAGCGGCATCAATGTCATCATTGGCTCTGTCAACTTTGACGCAGGGGGCGTGGTGTTCTACTTCTTGTACAACACTGAAAATAACCACGGTGTGTACATGTACGAGCAAGACGAAAACAGATACGTCAAGCTCTACCAAAACAGCGCTCTTGCCTTTCAGAAGGGCATGCACATTCAGGGTGATGTTGTGAAGACTGGTAAGGGAGATACCTTGCTGTACTTTACTGACGGAGAAAACGAACCTCGAAAGCTCAACGTATCTAGGCTCTTGAGCAACAGCTACGAGGACGCTATTGACGACAATACCCCAAGCACGGTAAGCAACTACATCACAGTCTGCAAGCGCCCACCAATGAGGCCGCCACGGTTTACCTTTGGGCAGTCTGGGGAAGCCAACTCAAACAACAGGGTCATTGACCGCGTGTTTCAGTTTGCGACTCAGTATGTCTATGCTGACGGTGAAGTTTCTGCGATTGGTCCTTACTCGAAACTGACCTACGAGGACAACCACTTTAACGTGGATGGGACTATGGCTGACCTCTACAACACGCCCTTTGATTCTATTGACGTCATTCAAGACAAGGTTAAGCTTAGCAATGAGAATCAGGATGGTGACGTAGTAGCGGTTAGGTTTTTGGCTAGAGCTGGGAACACAGGTTCTTTCGTGGTGTTTGATGAGGTGGATACCGCATACACCAACGGCACTTGCAGTTCTAACTTCACCAACACGAAGGCTTATCGTTTTATTTCAGAGCAGGAAACCAACAAGCTCTTTGATGCCGTGCCCCTGAAGGCAAAAACCCTTAGCGTCGTTGAGAACAGATTGTTCTTTGGCAACTATGTCGATGGGTTCGACACCTCAGAATGGGTGCAAACCAAATCCACCAACACCAGAAGTCAATCGTTTCCTGTAACCGTAGGGATACAGGAAGCCAGCTTTGAGGCTGTAGCGAACCTGCAATCACAGGCGCAAATGAGCAGCTCCGAAGTACCTGCTTACATCGTCCTCAAAAATTCTGACTCTACTGAAAATGCAAATGAAAATCTAGACCACTTCAATCCAGATTCAGGTGGTGTTGGACTTAGCAGCAGCCCCCAAAACTCGTTAGGCTACTACCAAAGACCTGAGACCGTTATCCAAAACATGGAGTGGCTATTGACAAGCGATGGCGACGACGGGCTTGAAACTGGTGAACAAAGCGCTAGACTGGGTTTGTCAACCGCCTTCGCCATGGAGGTTGATATTGACCTCTCAGACATTCCAGCAGAGGGCATTGGCACCACTGCCGAAATGACTTTAACGTACATCCTCACAGGTGGCAGGCCATACATGATTCCTACATACGGGGACCAAGATGGAAAGCAAGAACACAGAATTAGATACAGGCCGGGACTGGGCTCTGTAGCAGAGGGTCAGACAAGAGACTTGGACTTAAAGTTTTGGCACGGTGGAGACAGCATTGGTGACGAGATTGTTAATCAATTAAACAACGCAAACATTAGCCCCAACATCGGTAAGGTGTGTGGGGTAGGATTTATCGGCGCCAAACCTGATACTTACTGGACCAAAAGTGTTCAAGTTCAGGTAAACGTAAACACCACAGACACAAGGCTTACCATCGCTCAAAAGGTTGTTGACCAAATTGAGGTTGACAATTTTGGGGTTGAGATTAAAGGAACTGGGTACCTCACCGCTCACGGAATCAACTATCAAAGAGTATCGGGCATCGTGTCAGACAGACCGGGTTCAAAAGCCTGCAGGTATTTTTGTGACGGCAGGAATACTGGTCAAGATTCTAAAATTATTATCGAGCCAGCGTTTGCCATCGTACAAGACAATGGCAACAAGGTTCGCGTCACATACAAGGGTAGAAGTGGAGAATTTCATGTTGGACACATTCAGCACGGCGGGCCTGTTGCTCAAGTTGTGGACAATGGCTTTGGGGCGATTCCTATTTTCCCACAGTATGGAGCCAATCGTCAGGAAATTATTCAAGGCAGCTCACCGACTACACTTCAGGCTACTTGCTCCGCTGTAGACGGGAGTGTCAATAACGTCAATCAAGAAGACCTTTTCAGGTGCATGATTCTGGAGTGGATGCACACCAAAACAGCTGCCACCATAGTGTTTGGCAATGCCGGGTCTATTCAGGGTGACGAAGGTGACAACAGACTTACTTTCCGTTCTGGGGCTAGTCATCCTCTTGGCTGCGTGTTTTACGACCACAGAAACAGAAGCTCCACGGTAAAGCTTTTGAGAGAGGCCTATGTTCCTTTCAGTGGAGACGCAGCCTCTACTGTTGGTAACGAAGTGGACCGTCTTGTTCCTTATGACATTGACGTGACATTTCCAACTTCCTACATCCCAGATTGGGCGGAAAGGTATCAGATTGTTTACGCGGGTAACTCTCAGTACGAGTTCTCTCTCACGCACAGCATTCCTGAGGCACTTGTTGCTGACATGAGTAGGGTTGTAATTAGAGACCCTTCACTCACTGACAGTGAAGACCTCGAGGAGACTCTTGATTCTTCTACCGCTTCCGGAACAGATGCAGCGGCGGAAGCAAACTTCCCGAGCTTGGCTGCGGCTGAGTCTGCTGGCATTCTCAGTAACGCCATCTATCTTCCCTTTAGATTCTTTGAGGGCAAGACGGATTCGTACAAGTCATCCTTTGGAGTAAAACTTGATTACCAGTTTAGACCGGGAGACAAGCTTCGGATTGTTAGCTATCAAGACATTTCTCAAGGTGCTGATGGCCCTGAAGTAACCACAAACTTTCCGGAGAATCACTTCTTCGACATCATCGACTACAAGTACTTTGAGCACAACTCAGATAAGAACGTGCTGTCCTTGCCTCATGCCGCCGACGGTAACTTCACCAAGGAGGGTGAGTACAGGCGCTCAGGCTGGATGTTGATTGTTAAAGAAAACAATATACACACAGGGTTCTCGGTTGCAGACATTCAAGGGACTGGTAGCAGCGACAACTGGACAAAGAACTGTGTTGTAGAAATCTTGAGGCCGAAGGTGCAGCCAGTAGACGACGAGATTGTGTACTATGAGATTGGTGAGTCATTCAATATCTCGGACGACTCTAGGGAAGATGTATACAGCCAAGCAGCCTCGGAAGGACCCATAGCGTTTACGGGGACCAACGAAATTACAAGCAGGGTGAGGCTCTTTAGGGGCGACGCCATCCGGCCAGTTTCATTTCCTTCCAACAACAATGCGAACGCAGACTTCTTTGGGATACCCGGATTTGGCCCTGCTGGAGGTGATTTCGTATCACTAAGCTTAGCAACTCACCAAGTACAACGACCACTAGGCATGTACGAGGATGGCAGCGGCACGTACTACAGGTACAAAGTTTCAGCAGCAGCAGGCCCCGGTACAGCGCCAGCCAATGGCTTTGACCCGGTAAATGGTGTGACCCTTGCAGATGGAACCTTCATTGCAAGTCCCGGGACGGCTATTCAGGCAGCATTCTGTGTGTTCACAAAGGGCTCGTTCAGGGCAGTACACCTGACAGACCAAGGCGACACATACTATCGCAGGAGAGACATGAGGACGTCGGCGTTTAACTCGACGACACTTGAGTTTGACCCGAGCGACCTGACTGAAGCTACATCTGTAAACTTTAGGCTTACGAACGTCGAAGACCCGGGCTTCAATGATTACTTGGACTCTACCGTTACAAGAAACTATCATTTCGGAAGACCTCACTTTTACAACCCAGATTTTCAGGTAAACGTAAGGGGCTCGTCGGTCACATACAGCGACCCTTACGCATCTGACGGTGAAGTGCTCAACCTTTCTAGTTTCAACCCATCACTGTTTCCGTTCAAGGATTATTCCCTCAGGTACGGTGACATCTGCAAACTAATTGACGAAGGTGCTGGGATAGCGGTGTTGCAAGAAAGAAAATGCTCCAAGACTCCTGTCAGTAGAGACTACATCAATACCGCAGAGGGGGGTATGCTTATTACCTCTACCAATGTCCTTGGCAAAGAGATATACCTACCTAGCGACTACGGCCCGGGCAAATTCAGCATGGGCATTAAGGAACATGACGGAATCATCTACTTTGTTGATGCGGAGAAGGGTGTTGTCTGTGCTCTTGCTGGCAACCAAATAAAGGTTATCAGCGATGCTAAGGCTAGCAGTTTCTTTTCCACCCAACTCAGAAGCGTACAGGCTGGAGGTTCTGCCGCAGGAGTTATTACTGGCGTACACATGGACCAGAATGAAGTTGTGTTTGCCCTTAACAGCGTGCGTCGTAGAACCATTTCTGCTGGAGGAACTACATTTGGAAGAGGGCTTCCGGTAGACCCCGACACTAGTACGAGCTTTGACCTAAGCGGTTTGAGAAAAGTTTACACGATTAAGGGTTCTCCGCTTGACATCATCAACGAAACTCAAAACTGGGATGGACATGTGCTGGATTGGGATGAGGCTGGTAAGGGCGTTGTCTTTGTTGACCACCCAACTGAAATTGGTTTTGTAGAATCAGGGCTTGACACCAAAGGGACTCAAGACTTTCTTGTTACAAATCAGCGCAATGATTTCTATGGCAAGATGGTTAGGCAGGCCGGGACTGAAATGAGGGGCGTTCTTAATGAAGGTGCTGGTGGCGGTTCAAAAGACAACTCAGCATCTACACTTTCAAAAAGCTCAGCGTCCGTTGCCGACAGAACCACGATTGCTTACAACTACAAGCAAGGCGTTTGGACCAGCAAGTATAGCTACAAGCCTGAAGACATGTGCCCAATCTTTGAGGACATGGTAAGCTTTGCGTCTGGAAAGGTATTCCTCCACAGCCCTTCAGCAACGCCGCTCAACTATTACGGTGTTTCTTACAATGCTGTCATTGAGGTCATCGCAAAGAAGAATCCATCCATGGTCAAGCTCTACAAGGCGCTTAGCCTTGAGGGTAATTCAGTGTGGACCGCAGAGCTATCTAACAGAGAACAGACCTCTACAATTACCACAAACATGTGGAAGGACCAAGACATTGACGGCAACGTACGAGCTGGCGATGGGTTCCGAGAGGGCATGTTGTACTGTGATATGCCCGGTGACACCAGCACTAGCAGCAAGCTAGACGAGATTGCTGTTGGAGTTGTGGCTACGTCGGGTGTTGACGCTGTGAACAACAGAGTGACCTTTACGTCTCGCGTAGACAACATTCCATTCAACATTGGAGATACGCTGTTCGATGCAGCAGACGGCGCTACCACGGGCAACACAATCACGGGTGTCCACGACAGGTTCACCTTGAATGTAAGTGGAGTCAGTGGACTTGCGGATGCAGACAACCTAATCGCAAAGAACGCTTCTGACACAGGTCACGTTACAGGAGACCCACTGCGCGACTACTTCTTAAAAATCAAACTCACGAACAGCTCTACCACCAAGAACGAGTTGTACGCTGTGAACGCTATCTTTGAGCGCTCACGCCTTCATAACGACAGAGTTAACTAAATTTGCAGTATGGCCAACTTTAAGTACAACGACCCGCTTCTGGACGCAGCCCGTAGCTTTGCGGAAAGGGGCTATGGACGTAGCGACATGGCGCCTCGAATTTCTGGGGCTTACGGACACAATATGAACCCGTCGGGTGGCCAAATGCCCTACGCCCCTACACAGATGGCTTTTCTTGATGTGAATGCCGGATACGAATTGCCCCAACCTTTCGACCCTCAGATGCAATTCTTTGGTCAATACGAAGGCGGTAGATTCTTAGGCGCTACGAGGGGCGGAGAGCCGCTTCAGTTTGGCTACGATACCCTTGGGGCTCCAGACCCAAATGCACAAGGAATCACGCCGTCAGCAGGGTTTCAACCCATCGACTTTAACCAAGACGGGGTTACTTCTATACAGGACCCTTTTATTGGACCTACTATGCCGCCCGAGTATAGAACGCAAAGCGAGATTGGCTCAGCAGTTACAGAGGCTCCACCCGAGCTTAGAGTGGGAACTGCAGCCGCCACAGGCACAGCAGCTACAGGGACAGCAGCAGCAGGCGCGGGCACTGGAAGCGAAGCCGATTTAATTAAAGCTGGAGCGGAGTCTCGAGGTATGAAGGCGGCAGGCGCGGCTACTGGAGTTGGTCAGATTGTAGGCGGTATCACCAACATCGTCATGGGGGCAAGAGCTCTCAGAGATGTAGACATCGCAGGCGCAGAGGGTGCCGTCAGGGATGCTTACGCCACTAGACCCGGACTCGGCACTCCATCTGAGTTTTATCAGATGCAAAAGGAGGCGTATGACCAAAGACTTGTAGCGATGCGGTTAGAGGACATCAACCGTGGCATTGCAACAAACGTAGCAGCCGCACAGCAGTACGGGGCCAGAGGCCTTGGCTCTACCTTGGCAGCTACAGCTCAGGCTCAGCGTGCTCAACAGCAAGAGGTTCTGCAGCAGCAAAGATTCCAAACCAGTGCTCTTGGCGCATTGGCCTCGGCTAGAGAGCGTGAGATTCAGAGAAGAGAGCAGCGTGCTACCTTTGACATTGGCATTGCTTACGACCAGCTCAAGGCAGAGCAGGCTAGAGAGCAGTATGCTAGACAACAAATTGCTCAAGGTATTGTCGGGACAGCGGCAGGTATTGCGAGAACCGCTGTTACATTTGGTGCAGAGCAGGGGGCGAAGGTCACACCGGGAGAGTTCTCTCACGACACCAACCCCATTGACATCGTACAAGAGGGAACTAAGATTGGAGAGATGACAGGGGGCGAGTACATCTTCAACCCACAGCAAGCTGGCAAGATGGCGCGTGAGGCGAAGAAGGGCAACTCGCCATTGCACAAGTTCGTTCGCAAGACCTTGAACAAGTTCCACAAAGACGCAGAGAAGTATGAAGGCAAGTAAGAGAAAGTTCAATCAAGGCGGGTACTACGAGAACAAAACAGACTTCGTTCTCAAGCCTACCGACTTCGCAGCTCTCGGGGCCAACTACGACCAGTTGACCCTGAAGTATTTGGATGCTCAGAAGAAAGCAAAGCTGGAGCAGGAAAAGAAAGCCAAGGAGGGCATCAAACAGTTCGAGAGCCGTACCAAGGTGATGGACAGACACAACGGTGTCCTTCAAGCCTCGTATGACATTTGGGAGAATGCCCGCCTAACAGCTATCAGCAATCCTTCTGCAGCAAACAAGCAAGCGGCTGACGAGGCGTACAGCCAATACTCGGTTATCAAGGAGAACGCTGTGGCGATTACGGCTGACTATCAGAAGGAGGTCAACGATTTGAACAAGGGCTCTTTGGACCAGAACCTTCTCGGCACGAGAGCGCAGGCTGTGGCTGAGGCTCAGTCTTTCAACCAAGAGATTCCTTTCCAAGTAGTGGGTGGGCGAATCTTGGTCCCGGGTGCAGACGGAGAGCCTGTGGAATACCTGCAGTCTACGTTTGTGAACGAGGGTGTGTTCGGTCAAAACGGGAGAAACTTCATTGCCTCGCGTCGTGCGCCGGGTACGGACTTCATGTTTGCCCCGCTCAGTGATACCTATGCAAAGCAACTCGAATCAGACGCAGACATCTTCGCCATGGTCGGTGACAGGAAGAAGGGCATCAACCCTGAGTACGTCGGTAGCCGTGTTGCTCAAAGACTTCGCACTGACTTCATGGCCAACCCCGCTGCATTCGTGGACGCTGTGTCTACGCAGTACGGCGCGTTCTCTTACGGTGTGCAGAACCTGAATGTTGACAACATGAACAAGGCAACTGCCGACTATGGTGGCATTGACCTGTACTCCAACAGCAAGTTCTTGACAGACTGGAAGCTCGCATACACTGAGCCTACAGAAGAGAACCCAGAGGGCAAGTTTACCATTGCGTTCCCCAATGTAGATGACGCTATGAATGACGGGGGATTGAGTCCTCAGGCAGCTGCAGCCATCAAGAACAGACAGGAGGCGCTGAGCTATCAGATTACCAACACAGCTGACCAGACGCTGTTCAAGCTGAAGAACCAGTTCCAGCCATCACCTCAGGGCAGCGGCCTTAGCTTCGGTGGAGGCTTCAAGAGCCAGAATATCCCGTCGTTCAGAAACATTGACCTGTACACCACTGTTGGTGACAAGCAGCAGAAGACAGGTCAGAAGGGTAGCATCCTTGACTTCCGCAACGCTCCGCTTAGCTTCCGGTACAAGGACACCAACTCGAAGATTACCAACATTCAGTTCGACGAGAACAAGAACATCGTTGCGTTTGACATCGAGTCAAAGCCAATGCGCGATGCTTTAGTTCAGGCCTATGGTGATGAAATCTCCAGCTTGGATAGACAGCTCGACAGAATCGTGGAAGAACTGAAGGTGCCGGGGTTGCTCTCGGAGCGTAAGGACGAACTGAAGCAGCAGCAGACTGAGCTCAATAAGGAAAGAAATATGTTTGACAATGCCCGTAAGTCCATGAGAAGAAAGGATTCTAAGCTTGTCATCCCGAGAACAGGGGCTGGTGGGCAGGAGGGTTCTAACCTCTACATGGCTGGTAACGTCGCTGACATCCCAACCTTCGATGAGATTCTTAACTCACTGCTTGCTGGTGAAAGCCAGTTGATGGAGATGATTGCGAAGGAGACGGGAGTAGACCCGGGAGTCTTTAATGAGGAATACTTCGAGCAAGCTCCGGGTGCAGGTGGGGTCGATGCCTCACAATACTGATAATTTAGTATTTTAGCAGAATGAACGAACAGGCACTACAGGACGCCTACACTCTGTTTCAAGGAGCAGGGTACGGCAAGTCGTTTGACGAGTTTGTTAATTTGATTAACACCAACGACCAAGCCCTTGGGGACGCCTACAAGTTGTTCCAAGACAGCGGCTACGGCAAAAGCCTCGATGAGTTCAGCACCTTGATGGGTGTAAAAAAAAAAGACGATACGTCAGTATTGGTTGCTCAGCCGGAAGAGGTTTCTACGGAATCTACCTCAGCTACGGCTCCTCTACCGGAACAAGAGTCTGGAGATTCGGCTTCAGTTCTAGCAGAGCCTGAGCTTACAGAGCAACAACTCGCTGACATCCAGCGTGCGGCACAAGACCTCGACCCTAACGTCGAGACGCAAACGCCGTACATGCAAGTCAATGACTTCAACACGTCGGTTCCGAAGTTTGGTACGACTGTAGAGGATGCCATTGCAGCTGTAAGCAATGTGCCTCAAGAGGCTAGAAGACTTGGCTTTGAGACTCCAGAGCAACAACAGATTTTCTTTGAAGGTGAGCTTGCAGACATCCTGCTCGACATGGATGGCGTGGAGAAAGAGCGGCTCTCTAGGGTCGCAGGCGGCGAGTCTTTCTTCATGCAAGAAGAGAAGGCCAATGCAGCACTAGCTGTAGATGAGGAGTTCCAGCGTCTTGCCGAAGAGTCTGCCAAGGGCCTCATGCTTATTGAGGACGACATGGCCAAAATCCTTACTGGTGAAGTCGTGTTGGCAGGTGACCTTACTCTCGAAGACAGAGTCAAAGACCTGAAAGAGCAGTACACTCAAGAGCTGCCCGCTCAGTTTCGTGAACGTGTTGAGCGCATGGACCTCGACGAGTTTGCGAACTACACCTTGGAGAATGCACAGAGAAGAAACTTTGCAGAGGCACTAGTTGGGATGTCAGGGCTTGAGTCTTACGACCTTGAAGCTCGGGTCGGGAAGATGGAGGGTGCCTATGTAGCGCTTGGTAACAAAGAAGAGATAGAGTCATCTAGCTGGATTACCCAAGCCATTTACAACCCTTGGAGGGACATTCTTGGCAGCTATGACGGTGTAGGGTACGGGAAGGGTAAGGCGGGTGCCGAACAGACAGCTGCTGTAATTGACAAGCTTGACTCTGCGATTGACAAGTTCGGAGGACCCGGCATGACTGACGAAGATTACGAGGAGCTTGGCTCTCTCGTTTACGACCCGGTAGTTGGCAGGGACATCAGGCAAATGTCTGACGAAGACATTGCAGCCCGGACGTTCTTCAATCCTGAGATGCGACGCAAGTATCGTGTTGAGTTAGGTAAAAAGATTTTTCAGTCAATCCCTGCGGACGACCTGCGTGGATTGAGAAAAGAAATGGCCGAGCTTAGACAGTCCAACATAGAGATGGCTGACGTCTACGCAAGAGACTTCAACTACAGCGGAGGTCTGAGGGATGTTACAGCAAGCCTTATCTCTGAGAAGGTGATGACCAAGGAGCAGGCTCAGAAGGGAGCTTGGGAAAACTTTCTAGACGGAGACTACGAAGCCTTTGGGTACAGTAGCCTCGGCTTTATCTTTGACCTTGCTCCAGACATGGCTAAGGCTGTGGCCGCGAACTACATCGGTGGGCCTAACCTTATGGCTGCAGTCTTTGGTGCGGAGTCTATGTCTCAGACAACAGGTGAGTACGCATCAAGAGCAGACGTAAGTGGCGTAGAGGCTTTGGAGGTGGGTATTCGAGCTGGCATCATTGAAGGTGGTGTGACTAGAATCTTCCCCGGCCTACAAAACTTGCAGGCTGGTGC